CCGAGATGGCTCGCACTGATGTGACCAGACAGCTCAACACTTATATTCGCGCCAACAGTCTCCAGGACAAGGAGAACGGTCGCAAGATCAACCCTGATTCCAAGCTCCAGACTCTCTTGAAGTTGAAGAAGACGGACGAGCTCACTTATTTCAATCTCCAGAGATACATGAGTCCTCACTTTGCCAAGACTGGTGCTGCTGCTGTTGCCGCCGCCGCTGCTGCCACTGCGTAAAGCAGAATGAGACTATAAAGCAGAAAACGTAGTTTTTAGATAAAATAAAAGTGACTACAATTAACCTATAAATAATGTCTATCAAATGATAGATATTATTACTTTAATTATTAACATAATTAAAAAACTTATTATAAATAATTAAAATACATATTTAAATACTATTTTAAATTTATATAAATATGGAAATCAAAGAAACAGAAGAAATGTTCATGTGCGTATCATGTAATAAGGAGTTTCCTTTAATTACAGCTTACAAATGTAAAAACTGTAATAGAAATAATAAGAATAATATAGAAAACAGTTATTACGATGATGATGATGATGATAATGATGATGATGATGATAAGTCAATCGATGTATTATTATTCTGTAAAAAATGTACTAATAAATGTCATAGTTGCGACGTTAGAGGATGTCGCAAATGTATTGACGTCGTATGTTGCGACTGTTGTGTTAGTATGTGTTACAAATGTAGAAACAATGGCAAAAGTTTATGTGGCTGTTATGGAAAGTGTTATACATGCGATGTTGATTTAAATCGTGGTTCAGACGGCTGGCCGTGTAATGAATGTGAATTATGGTATTGTAAAGGTTGCCGATATCGTGGTGAAAATACTTGTACTGATTGTAATCAGAATGAGACATCGGATAATGAGACTGATGAATAAAATATAATAACACTTACGGCAGATGACGCAACGCAAAACTATCAAAATCCTCAATACTGTCATCATCTCGTTTATAATTTGCCAGACCAATTATTAGTTGATTCTTAGTTATTTTTGGCTGATATTTTATGACATCATCAATTGTAATATTATCATCTGCTGATAAAAAATGATAATTCTTATTCAAAATATATTTTACACAGAAATTACAATCCAAGTCTTGTGTTTTTAATATATCAATGATCGCCACAGCATAAATGTATTGTTTTAATACAGTACGGCTGTATTTATTATTATATAAATCAAGCATTATATAATAATTTAAATATGTTATATTTAACATTTTATTTTATTTTAATAATATTTATTCTATTTTTCTATTCAAGAAACAAATATAAACCCCTCATCCCGCATAATTTCCTGTATACATTCATTCATGATAGGACCATTAACAATCCTAATATTATTAAATATATCCAATTTACTATGTATTGTAGATAAATCAAACATCGTATTTATTTTATCGAGGAGATCCTGGTCAGAAATATATTCTGTATTAGAGCTCAGCCACTGATAAAATGATATTGATGTAGATGTATTATTAGTTGCCGCTTTATATTTCCAAAATAATTTCAATGTATTATTTAAATTAACATGATTATTGTCATTCGTAACATCTGTATTCGCATTTATATTATAATCAGTCCCCGATAATATACAGATTTCTCTAAACTCTTTTTGACTAATCGCAAGTTCCTCAAGAATGCCTTTCATGTAATAGAGAACAACATTGTGATTAATTAAGCTAAAATATCTAAGCACACGAGTACATCCATATACAAACAAATCCATATCTTCAGAAAGACACGCCCATACTTTTTTTTTAAGCACAAGCAGCGCACATAATTCATCGGCTTCCCCAGGTGCGTCATAATATGTCGCGCCATACGCCCTAATTAAATCCTTTACATTTTCGATTTTCTCTCTATTAATATGAATAAATTGCCTTTTAAGTTGATCCATTGTTGCGACAATTTCTTGCTTGTCACTATCATCAAATTGGTCGTTATTTTCCAGACATTTTTTTAATTTATAATATTCTTTTTGAGCCTCTTGTTTATTCTCTTTACGTTTCATTAACAATTCCTTTTTTTCAGGCGGCGGCTTGCCGTCAAATATAAATATTGGTATAACATTATGATGTCTAAATATGGATAACATTAGATACATATTTTCTAATAGCATGTTATCAGTTTCATATTTATACAAATAAATACTAATATCGATGGCAATACGTTTGCCGTTAAGATCAGACATGTTCATGACACGTATAGAATTAGGACATTTGTCTCTTAAATGTCTGTTTAAATGTCTAATTCCCATTTACTATAAATCTTTTGTATATGATATATAGAATTGTTTTTAGACGTATTTAAAATCAATTTTTTAATTATAAATATTAATTATAAATATTAATTATAAATATTAATTATAAATATTAATTACAAAATAATAATAACTAATAACTAAAATTAATAAAATTGATTTAACTTATACTAACAAATTTGTTAGTATATTTATAATAATAAGATAAAAATGAACACAAGAAGTCAAACAAAATATGACAAAGCTGCGTTATATGAAGTCGATATAGACTTTGATGCGGCCAGTGAGGCATGGAAACAAAATAAAATATCAATCGGTAATGGACAGTATAAATATAAACCGACTGTAATAAGATGTACAGCTACTCTTAAACCAAAGATAGATTCTAATTCAGAAAAACAATGCCGCCGAAATTGTATGCTAAACAGCGCATATTGTACACAACATACATCACTCAAATTAACAAATTAATTAAGTTCACATAAAGTCATCCTCAAATTATTGAGTAAAAAAGAAATATACTTATTATGTTTTTTATTCTTTTTACCCTTATCCAGTTTTTTTATTTTTACCAAAAGATCACTAGTACAATCAATATTATATAATAAGTCAGTTGATTTATAATGCTGTTCAATAAATTGGCAAAAACGATTCTGATTTAGCTCAGTCTTCTTAAATTGTAAAAATGTATCATTATTGACCTTACACCACATCAAAAAATCCTCATAATTATTTATTAAAATAAGCGTTAAAATATAATAGGCCAATACATTTGTATTCTCTTTATACAATGTACGACGTATCGAATCAGCGTGTGTTGTTTTAGTAATTAAATGGTGGTATTCAATGTCCATAAAATTAAGGACCTTAACCATTTGATAAAACGAAAAAATGCGTTCAAAATTTAAAAAGAACTCGGCATTTGTAAGCAATTCACTCATATTTGTTTTATGTCGCGCATTGGAATAACTACAAAACACAACATTAATGATTCTAGCCCAAAACTCGGTATATGCTTCATATAAATTCACTTCCGATTTTACAGGGAACAATGATATGATTTTATTGCGACATTTCATATTATCCATGTCTGAAAAATCGAGGCCAAAATTGTGCATTGATTCATGTATCAAAACCTTAAACCATTCCTCCAATCTATAAACAACAATTTCAGCATTTGGTTGACATGTTCGCGTAAATCCAGTATTAATATTATTCTCCGAAAGAATATCTATGTTAGATGTTGGCAATGTTTTTAATAATGAAGTGTGGTAAATAAAAAATGATAGTTCAGATGAGCATGTTCGTGAAGCGTGTTTATTTACAATATAGAGCCAATATAAAATGTAATCAACATACCCATTATATTTATGTATTAGCATTTCAATATTAATAATTTCAGTTACAAAGTTAATATGAATTTTTCTTCCAAAAATGTTGAAAGAGTAACAAATGGCACTGAAACAATTCTCATCAATTGATTTACGAATAATATCGGGAAAACTGGTAACACTAAATGTGGTTGGTTTAGGGATCTGTGATATAGACTGAATATTTATTATTTTAGGGTTATAAAAAGAAGATTTGTGTTTTTGTTTCTCAATAGCAACAGCATCAACTCCTTCTAACAATTGCTTAAATATACCTTCTAACAAATGATCAGTGGGTTTTGATTGTTTTATTGGATTTAAACAGTTATTTTCAACAAAAAATGACATTAATTTATGGCTTTCATATGTGATCTTCATACTTATATTTATACTTATAATAATAATATAATAAATACTTTATTATTATTATTTATATTTATTTTATATTTATTTTATATTTATAATATAATATAATGGAAACAAATACAATCCTTCTAATCATTTTAGTACTAATATTATTCATGATTATTGTAAGACATATTGTGGTAATTACACCGACACAATATACTACAACGACAACTACAAAAGTAGTTCCTGTTCCGGTCCCTGTTTCAGTAAACAAAATCGGTGGATGTGCTGGCACTAGATATGGATGTTGTCCTAATGGTGTAACACCAAAGGCCAATAATATTGGTTCTAATTGTTATGTGAACTAACAAAATAAATATATCTATAACCAAACAATCGATTATAGATATTTCAACTTAACTTATATCACATTATAAAACTCCCTTTGCCAACTTGTCTCGCAATATCATAAGATCATCCATAACCTCTGGAGCATGTCCTCGTTTATAATGTACTAATTTAGCATTTTTTGTTTCAACAAGAGCGCTTCGCAAATCAGGCAACTGGGTAAATTTTGCCGTATTTGCTTCATTAAGATCTTTTTGAGCTCGTCTTGAAAAGAAATCTGTATCAATAACAACTGATGATGGTCTTATTAATTCACCCTTATATTTTCCCGACTCACTACCAACCGCTTTTGCCATATGAGGATCCTTAGATAATTCTGTACCAGAATCTAATGAAAACGTCAAGTAAAAATTTTGATCCGAATTTTTCTTAAATTTAGACGCCTGATAATAATGCTCAACTGACGCCCATGTGTGGTTATTTAATATAAATTGTTGAACCCAAAATCGGTCTAACTTTTTCCTCCAATCAGTATTTTTTACTAATTGCGCAAACTGTTGCTCTAAATTAACAGGTATTTTTTCACCATTACCTTTTCCAGGCATAGGTTTGTCAGCCGACTTTGGATTAAAACAAAACACAATATTGTCATCATATAAATTCATAATTTTAGCCTCTCCTAATTCATCAAAATTTGGCAACTGAACCCCTTTACCAGTACCAGTATCAGACAGATGTAACGTTTTAAAATCGGGAATAAATGAAAACACACCAGCATTCCGTTCCATACATTTATCAACAATCATGCGTTTAATGTCATATGGAATCTCCTTAAAAGATAAAATCTGTTTATGTTTGTAGCCAATTAACTTATAATGACTGCCTGTATGATCAACCATAATATAAAACTCGGGATTAAATGTCTGATTGAGTTCAATTAATGGATCAACTGTTGTGCCACACGATAATACATTATTTACATCTCCCTTACCATTATTGTAGATATAACTGGAAAATATTATAAACTTGATATTTAATATTCGCTCCAATGTGTTTATCGCCCATTCATCACCCCAAAAACTACACGTTCTTATTATTCTTTTTAAATCTTCTAGTGTTTTCACATCTTTCATAAAAGCAACATCTCTTATATTTGCTTTAGCATATTCGTGTTCATTTTTAAGTCTATCCCATTTCTTTTTAGTGTCCTTAGCCGCATTCATAATTATTAGCTGTTGATTTCGATCAATTGTTGATCCTAGTTTTACCTGTAAACTGTCATATTCATTTTTAAGTTTTATTGATTCAGACTTTGTATTTAATAATTCATTTGAATACATAGTGTAACGTTTTATATATTCATCAAATACATTTTGCTTTACATCATTTGCGATCTTATCTCTTAACTTAGTAACGGTTGTATCTTGACCAATGCTCTGAAACGCGTCTCTGATTGTAGCAAACAGACAGTCACCTGCTCCTTCATTATCAATTAATACGTAGTTCTTGTTTTTCATAAAACTCTGGATCCAAAGATCTTTATCACCCATATGATACTTTTCTCTAATTCTAGTCGCAATCTTCTCTGTTTCTGTTTTTAACTTTTCTGGAATATTGGCATTTATACGCGCTATAAAAATATCACGCCTTATTTGCGGTATTAGTATTTCAGTAATTGATGATTTTGCGCCTGGTTCTTTTGCTTTTTCCTGTCCTTTATCTTTTTCCTTATCCTTCGCTTTCGACTTCTCTTTTTCTTCCTTTTCCCTTACTTTCTTTAAAGCAGTTTCATCCTCCGGAACTAGTCTGAGCTTATCAATCATCTCTTTGGTCGCAAATGTGTATAATAATGGGTCATTCAATCGCGACACATCTAATTCAGATTCCTCATTATTATAATCCATAATATCTGTAGAAGGGATCTCATAAACGCCTATTTGAATAACCTTGTTGTTATGTTTTACTAAATAAATAGGAAAATATGTAATATTTTTGTCGGCAAATGTATTTTTTGGGCTGCCAATTGCGATAATAATTTCGACCCCCCTTGCTTCAATTTGATATAGGTTGCTCTCTTTATTTAAATCGGTTGGATCCACTCGTTTTAATTCCTGGTAACTAACACTACTATCTATTTTTGATACAACCATTATTGTATATAAGTTATTTATATTTAATATTTAATTATTTCAATATTTCAATATTTCAAAACATTTTATTAGTTATTACTAATTCCAAAAAATATACACTTTCATTTTTGGATCCATAGCTAATTCAGTCATATATGCCCACATATCATGCCGTTTTCTAACAATTTCTACATTTTCTTGCTGCCCTTCAAAAAATGCTATAGTGGAAACTATATCTTGTTTTTTACATTTTGCCGATTTTATATCTTTTGATATACCATAATATTGACATATTTTCATTAATTCTTTAATTGTATATTGCTCATAGTATAATTCATCTTCTCCACTATACGCATTTCTTTCAATATAATATGCCAATTGTGATTGAGATTGAGATGTGTATAACGATGACTCGCCAATATCAAATGATTTATCATCTTGTAGCAAGGCATTCATCATTTGGTCAATGCTTTGATTATTATTATCATTTATATCATTATCATTTATATCATTCTTCTCTTCAACTAAAAAAAATATATTATTATTTTCCATCGTAATAATATATTATATTAAATCTTATTTAATATGTTATTTACATCTCAATTAAATCCATGAATTTAAATATAGACTTATTTGACAAACTTTTAAAATCCTTCGCTTTGCTCTTAGCCAATAATATAATTGTATCTGTGATCGACTCTCCCTCAATTTCAAAATCACTCTCGTCCAACGCTGGATCATTTAATACATCTCCAAGTATGGTTTTATTATATAAAATAGCAATGTTCTCGGTAATCTCATCGACCTCATTCTTCTTGTCAGTTTGATTAATCATATTTACAATTGTTTCCAAAAGCTCTTTAAGAATCTCGACAATGGATACCTTTGTTACAAATCCACTCAATGATAGGTTTACAAAGAACTGCGTATTGGCCTTGCGGAGCTCGTTTTTCTTGTTAGCATCGCAGAACAAATCATAATTAACGTTGGAATCAACAAATACAATATTTTTAAACTCTTCTTTAAAATTATCGTATTTATCGAAGAACAACTGCTTCATGAATACATATTTATTCGCAATCACCAAATATAGGTCAGCATAGATCTTCGAGAAGAACTTATTGTTTGCGGATATATCATATATAGCAGTACTAATTTTACTAGCAATATCCTCATTAAAATTTTCATCGCTAATTATTTCATCTATCTTAGCAATAATTTTATCTCTAATTTCAACATATGTCTTATCGGTGAGCTTATTTAACAATGACCGAATCGTGTCGATGTGTAAATCCAAGCCATTCTTTTGTTCAATCTTAGTAGCCTGAAAGGTTCGAAGTGTCTCCCAATCATCATCATTACTCTCCAAATTTTTATTACCTCTGCGTTTTTTATTATTACCGAGCTTAAAATTGGATTGCGTGGATGATAAACCAAATATAACACCCTCCTTATGTTCATTCTTTTGAAATACCTGGTTCTTTATATATGTTTGGGAACCGACTTGCGATGCTAACAAGTTAATTAAGGCCACCGACTCATCAGGGATCGTAAAATCAAACCCATTAAAAGTGATCTCTCTAAATTTATTAAGGGTATATTTATTACTATTGGCAATTTCGGCAGTCATTATATCTTCTTACTTTATTATTATTAATAAATGTTTATATCAATTTTTTTTAAAATATATTATAATTTATTAAATACACTTAAACCCAATTTGCGTATTATAGTATATCATGTCTAAACCAGATGAGTTAAACATACAAATCCCAATTATTAGCAATGTGGTGGCTAATAATGAAAACTTGGAATCAGGAACAAATACAGGATCAGGATCAGATACAGACTATACATTTACGTCTTGGGATACTTTGGATATATCAGGCGAAATATTGAGAGGCATATACGCATATGGATTTGAAAAACCGAGTCCAATCCAATGTAAAGCTATATTGCCTATTATTAAAAAGAGGGATATTATCGCTCAAGCGCAATCAGGTACTGGAAAGACCGCAACTTTTTCATTGGGCGCATTAGCAAGAGTAAATGTAAATGAGAATTGTAACCAGATTCTTATTATGTCGCCAACACATGAATTAACAACCCAAATTACCGGAGTCATTAAAAGTTTAGGAAGTATGATCACTGGACTTAGAATTAAAACCGTTATTGGTGGCTCGTCAATTGACGATGATGTAGATGAAATGCACAAGACCCCTCCGCACATTATTGTCGGCACTCCTGGCCGAGTATATGATATGATAAGACGGCGACATATTTCTGCTAAGAAACTCAAACTTGTTATCCTCGATGAAGCGGATGAAATGTTGTCTTCCGGATTTAAAGATCAGGTATATAATATTTTCCAGTTTTTAAGCAAGGATGTTCAAATTGCTTTATTTAGCGCAACATTGCCAAATGAGATAATACCTTTAACTGAGAAATTTATGAGGAATCCGATTAGAATTTCGGTCGCCGCTGAACAATTGACTTTAGAAGGTATTAAGCAATATTATGTGGCATTGGATGATGATAGACAAAAATATGATACATTAAAGGATCTATATAATTCGGTTACAATGACTCAATGTATTATTTATTGTAATAGCAAGGAGCGTGTCCAGGATTTATATGAAGCAATGAAACAGGATGAGTTTCCAGTTTGTTGTATTCATAGTAACATGGATAAGCATGAACGAAATAAGTCATTTGTAGACTTTAGGAGTGGAAATGCGCGTGTATTAATTTCTTCAAATGTAACCGCGCGTGGCATTGATATTCAACAAGTAAGTGTTGTAATTAATTTTGATATTCCTCGTAATAAACATACTTATATTCATAGAATTGGCCGCAGTGGGCGTTGGGGAAGAAAGGGAATTGGTATTAATTTTGTTACAAGAAAAGATTCTATAAATATGCGAGAGATTGAGGACTTTTATCATTGTCAAATTGATGAATTGCCTGCGAACTTCAGACAAATGTTATAAATCCACCTTTGAAAAGGTGGAGCCAAACCTTCAATAAATGATAAATGATAAATGATAAATGATAAATGATAAATGATAAATGTTAAATGTTAAATGTTAAATGTTAAATGTTAAATGTTAAATGTTAAATGTTAAATGTTAAATGTTAAATGTTAAATGTTAAATGTTAAATGTTAAATGTTAAATGTTAAATGTTAAAAATCCCCCTTTTCTAAGCGTTCAGCGAAGCAAAGAACCAAATCTTTTAAGGATATTTTTATTTTAGAAAAGTAATATATTATTTAAATCTAATAATATATTAGTAATTATAGATGTCATCAATGATTGGTGAGGATAAACCTGGTGATGAACCTGATCCAAATTATATGGAAGTGTCTGCGTCATCGTCTGCTGGGGTTTTAGATAGTTTTACTGCCAAAGTAAATAACATATGGCAAAGTATAAACAATTATTTTTGGGGACCACCAGAAAAAAAAACACTTGTTTGTGCTAGTATGTTTGGACATGGATATGTTCCAATTCACGCGCCGATAATAGATAACATTGAAAAAAAAATTAAAGAACCTCCATATTGGGATATACTTACAAAATTTATGTATATTTGGAGTATGGCTCCATTAGGTCGTTCAAATTGGTTTTATAATAATCCATTGAGTGATGCTGCTAGAATTAATATAGCAATAAAATTTTCTGATATAATTGATAAAATGATATCTTCTTCTGCTGCTTCTTCTTCTTCTTCTGCTGCTGCTGCTACGTCTGATTCTGTTAATTTCTGTAATAAAGGTGCCTTTATGAGTACATCTCATGAGAAAATAACAGAAATGATTTCAAACAGCCAAGATTTACAAAGTCTTAAAACACAAATTTCAACTAGTGGATGTGATACAAATAAACTAAGCGAACGATGGGAGCTACCGGCATGTATTGAAGTAATAAAATTTACGGGTGGCGAAACTGACACATTAACCAGAGAATATAAAGCAACCATGATTACATTAAAATCACGTTCAAACTCATCATTTTTAAATGAATTAAAAGCAACAATGTCGACTGCTCCATTGCCTCAACCTGATCCCAGAAAACTTAACATAGAGGCGTTACGCGCAGTATCAGGTGATTTATTTGATGGCTATTTTATAAAATTTTTTAATTTTTGTAATGATCGTCCTCAAATAATTAAAGTGAGAGATGGTAGTGTATTTAACTTAATACAATTTGATCATATTATGGATATAAAACAAAAATTTGGTTTACCTTTGTTCACGGGAAAAGACGAAGATCCTGATCCTGATCCTGATATTACTAATTTAATTGGTGACATTTACACACTAATTACAAAATGGAACGAATATAATGATGACCAAAAATATTTACAAGTTATCGTAAGAAAACCTCATGGAGAAGTAATAACTCAAATTAATTCAATTATTATATACACAATGACGAGTATATTAGAAAAATTTATAGATAAAATAAGAAAAGGAGAAAAATATATTCGTATCTTTAATGGTTCTGATGTACTTAATTTTATAAAAAATATTACTGGAAAAATAAGTTTATATACATTTACAACAGCATGTAGAGATATAAATTTTAGGTCGAGAATTGATATAAAAGACAAATTAGATCATAACAAACAAGCATTAGACAAAATAACAACACTTTTTTCAGAAATAACCCCAACTGGCACTCAATTGGAGGTAGATGAGGAGGAGAAGGTAGTCGAACTAGCACCTGATATGCTTGATGTAAAAAATAATTTGGCAATTGTAAAAGCTGATATTAATTCTAGTAGACCAGATTGTCTTAACGTTATGCCTATGCCTAGTTCAATCCCAAATTTATTATATGCTAATGGAGTCTGGGATGATAATTCTATAAAAATACCAAAACAAACAAACTTTCAGAATCGGGCAGAAAGAGCTATTAAAAATCAAAAGAATAAACGAGTTGAAGTGATGGATAAGAGGAGGGGTTTTCTAGGTACAGGAGACATGATGCCAGAAGGAGGCGGCCACCGCAAGTCCAGACGACGTCTGGCAAACAATAAAACAAAAGTAAAAAACCAAATTAGATCCAAAATGGTTAGAAGAAGAAAAACAAAGAAGGTCGTAAAACGAAGACAAACAAGAAAAGCCGCAAGAAACCATTAAATAATAGCACAATAGTAACGATTTTTACAAAGCAGAAAATGTAAAAAATACGTAAAATAGATTATAAAATAATATATTTTACAAATAGACAAGACAATGAAACATTTTGATTTTTTTAAAAATATAATGGAACAAGAATTAAATAAATCAAATAGTCCCCCCGATTTAAAAAAACTAGATTCTTTAAATGACGCATTTACGCTCCCGATCAAGTATAATGAAAAAGTCAGAAAACTGAATGATAACATTATCACCGATTTAGAACTAGTGAAGTCAAATGATCCAGAAGAGACACCAATTTACAATTATGTATTCAAACCAACTAACACTCTTGGATCAAAGGTGTTAGAAGATATACCAAAATATTATACAACCGATACAGAATATTTAAAGGAAACCCAAACGCTTGTTAAAAATTTCAAAAATGCCGATTATAAAACTATCTCCAATAAACATAACTTTAGCAATTCTAAAATTGAAGAAACTATTAAAGCATGGGAGGAAATCAAAGGCGACGCTGGCTTCCTTTCAAAATACTTATATGTCGACTGGGCATTTGGTCAATTTATTAATAATAATCCACAGTTCCTACAACTCATGAGCATTTACAATATCGCATCTCCACTCCTCTCACTATGTTTACCAATTATTGTCTTAATTGTGCCATTCTTCATTATTAAAGTTAAGGGCATTGAACTTAATATTAAAGAATATATCGAGGTACTTAAATCGTTGGCAGCTAAGCACGCAATAGTGAAAGTATTTACCAATTTTAACGACGTAGATGTTGGCCAACGCGTTTATTTGGTAGTTTCAGCGGCATTTTATTTGTTTTCAATTTATCAGAACATATTGGTTTGTATTCGATTCTATTCAAATATGACGAAGATTCATGAATACCTTCATAATTTCAAAGTATATTTGGATTATACGATTGACAATATAAATTACCACTTGTCTTTTTCAAAAGAACTAACAAAATATAGCAAGTTTAATGGTGATCTGATAGCTAAAAGAGATATACTAACAAAATTCAAAAAGGAGATCGAATGTATTACACCATTTAAGCTGTCATTTACAAAGTTTACCCAAATAGGGCATATTATGTGGTCATTTTATCAATTGTATAATAACGCCGAATACCATGACGCAATGTTATATTCCTTTGGATTTAATGGCTACATGAATCTGTTACAAGGTATTAAGGAAAATATCGACGGCAATAAGATGAATTCTGTTACATTAATTAAGGGACAAACCAAACCAGTTTTTAAACAAATGTATTATCCAAAGTTTATGGATGATGCCAAGATTATTAAAAACAATTGCGACTTGACTAAGAATATGATCATTACTGGACCTAATGCGTCAGGAAAAACGACCACACTAAAGACCGCCTTAATAAATATTGCGTTATCTCAGCATATTGGGTTTGGGTGTTATGATAAGTGTAAATTAGAACCATTTGATAATATTCATTGTTATTTGAATATTCCGGACACGTCTGGTCGAGATAGTCTATTTCAAGCAGAGGCAAGACGATGTAAAGAGATCATTGATTGTATTGAAGAGAAAGAAAAGGATAATGAAAAACATTTTGCGATTTTTGATGAATTATATTCGGGTACAAATCCGGATGAGGCGGTTATGAGTGCCAAGGCATTTATGGAATATATTATTAAAAATGATAGCGTGACATGTATGCTAACAACGCATTATGTAAAATTGTGTAAAAAGCTTGGAAAAAATAAGAAGATTGAAAATTTTAATATGAAAACGATTAAACAAAATGACAATTTTACTTACACATATGAAATTGATAAGGGTATTTCTAAGGTAAAGGGTGGGTTAAAAGTGTTAAGTGATATGGACTATCCTAAGGAAATATTAGATAATACGTCAAAATGCGCCAAAGAATGAGCCAAAGAATGAGCCAAAGAATGAGACAAAGAATGAGCCAAAGAATGAGCCAAAGAATGATCCAAAGAATGAGCCAAATATTCGTTTACTTAATAAATAAAATATATTATTTATTAGTAATAATGGTTCTAACAGAAATACTTAGTACATCATTTTTATTTAGCATTGCGATTATTATTATTTTAGTAGGCGGCTTATTTGCGTATTTTAATCATAGAATTACACAGCAAAATCATAAAATTTCATCAATGTTGGAATTAGTTTCAACTATAGCAAATGAAATGCAGTTCTTTAGAAGCAAATTGCGTAATAATGTTCAAGAACAACCTAAGATGCCAGATGCTGATATTATTAATTTTAACCCACATTTTTTTGGAGGTAAATTAAATACTGAAAATATTGTGGATAATAATACTTTAATAGAAGTGTCAGATGACGAATCTGAAATAGATGATTCAGATGATTCAGATATAGATATGGATTCTGTTTCAGATGAGTCTGATGACTCTGGATCGGATTTAGATGATGATGAAGATGAAGATATAAATATAAAAAATATTAGTATTAATTTAGGAAACGAAATTGATATTGATATTGATTTGACTGAAATTAGTAACAATGACATAAATAATATTGATATTAATAGTAATAGTAATAGTAATAATGATAATATAAAAACAATCACCTTGTCACAAGATTTAGATTCATCAAATAATACATTTGAAAATGTAGATGATATAGCACTTATACTAACAAATTCAACTGCTGAAAACAAGATTGATTATAAGAAAATGTCATTAAATAAACTACGAGACTTAGTAATAGAAAAAGGATTAGTTGTAGACGCATCCAAATTAAAAAAGAATGATATTCTTAAAATGTTAGGTGATGAATAACTGATAGATTTTTCTCTATCAATAGTATAATATGAATAATAGTTGGAATACGCAGTTTTCTGGATCAAATAATACATATTATACAATGCCTCCATTGATGAGTGATGGACGTAATTATTCTAGTTGGCAGCCAGAATCCGTTGTAAATGACAAAATTAAGCAGGATGCGGGGATCAATTCAAATTGGAAATATAGGCAATATCTTCAACACAACGCAAATACTATCATGAAATACAATACGAAGGAGACGATTCATGCTTCCGGGAATAATCCTTATGCTGTTGATAATAAGACGGCTAGCACAAATGTACCGCATACATTTACTTCAATCCATGATACAAGTAGTCCTTCATTTGGGTTTAACAATAGTGATTTGAAAAAGGATTATATGACAAAACAGCAAATGAGTGCTCGAATGATTTCGCCGTCGATCCCAACGAATTGGTAAAATACCATTCCACCTTTAAAAAGGTGGAGCCAAACCTATTTTTAAAATTAAATTATTTTTATTTTTTCTCCAACTCATCTCCAACTCATCTCCAACTCATCTCCAACTCATATCCAACTCATCTCCAAATTATTACCAAATTATTACCAAATCAAATGTTTGGCTCCACCTTTTTAAAGGTGGAAGTGGATAAAGCATTTAAAAACATTTTTTTTTATATAATATATCCATTTTATTATATGAAAATATTTAGTATTGATGTTGGCATTAAAAATCTATCCTTTTGTCTGTTTGAACTAACAAATAATGATAAAACCACATTAAAAATTTTAAAATGGGATAACATAGATCTGTCTGATAAAAATAATAATAAATGTATTTTTATTGAAAAGGGTGAGGTATGTGATAAACTAGCAAAACTAACAAAGGATAATAAATGCTATTGTCTGAAGCATTCTAAAAAACTTAATTTCTTACAGCCAGCTGCCGATTTAGCGCTGCCATTTTTAAACAAACAAAAAATCCAGGCTCTAATTGAAATCACACTCAAATATCATGTAGCTTATCCAGTTAATTATAAAAAAGCCACATTGATTGAATTATTGTCAGAATATTCAAAAACTAATTGTTTCGCAAAAATAGATAATGTCAACGCATCCAAGATTGATTTGGTCACAGTTGGGCGTAATATTCAGCACAAGTTAGATGAAATATTATGTGATCATTTACTATCAATTGACACTATTATTATTGAAAATCAAATAGGCCCTATTGCCAATAAAATGAAGACAATACAAGGTATGTTGGCGCAATATTTTATTATGAAAAATAATAATATTTCAATTGATTTTATTAGCGCATCTAACAAACTGAAAGATTATACTCCAAGTAGTACTAGTACTAGTATTAATACTTTAGATACTACTTCTTCTAGTGCTGTTACAACAAAAGTAAAATTAGATTACAAACAGCGGAAGAAACTTGGCATCCAAACTTGTAGTAATTTTGTAGACAATGATTCGCGGTTTACCAACTGGGGTGCGTTCCTACATAAGCATCAAAAGAAAGACGATCTGTCTGATTGCTTCCTACAAGGGATGTGGTATATAAATCATAAAATATAATTAAAAAAGATATAATAAGGTATAATAACTAATTGTTTATTTATTTAATTATTTAATTGTTTATTTAATTAAATAATATATATTTTAATTCGTATTACTTAAAATTAAATGTTCTTATTAATTCATAATAATGGACGACAATGAAATAATAGATATTTCTATGGATTTTGAAAATTTAGACAGCGGTGGAGGTTGGGGCAGTAAATCAAAGAAAACCAACTTTGGAGGAGGTCTAGAATTATTAATGAATGAAAAGCGTAATGAAAATACTTCCACTAGTGACATTAATATAGACGATTTGAATAATTTAGAAAATGAATTAAATGATTTAGCAAATGATACTACTCCATTATCCAATAATTTTGAATCGAAACTCTTTGGTGTTAAGGCAGGATTTGATGATAATAGGCCATCTGTTAGATTTGACGACGGACCATCTATTGGCAGATCAACTACAAATACGGATTCTGATGCGAAGACATGGGATGGATATGGCAAGTTCAATAATATACCTATTAATCCGGATATAAATATGAGTTCCGAGCCTAAGCTTTCAAAGGAGGAATTAATGAGAGAGAAGTTCAAATTCCTTAGAAGGTTAGAAGCGCTTGAAAAGAAGGGCGTCGAACTAACAAAGAAATACAACATGGAATCCAATTTAGCAGAAATGCAAGGAGAATATGAAATGATTATGGAAGAAAAAGCGAAGCAAAACTCAGTTAAATTTCAGGGGAACATGATGATGGCAATTATTAATGGTATTGAATTTTTGAATAACAGATTTGATCCATTTGATGTCAAGATAGATGGATGGGGTGAACAAATTAATGAGAATATTACAGATTATGATGATATTTTTGGCGAACTCCACGATAAATATAAATCGAAAGCATCTATGAGTCCCGAGCTTAAGTTGCTTTTTCAATTGGGTGGCAGCGCAATGATGGTACACATGACAAATACTATGTTTAAGAGCGCGATGCCTGGCATGGATGATATTATGCGCCAAAATCCTGATTTAATGCGACAGTTCCAGTCCGCAGCGGTTAATACTATGGGGCAAAGTAACCCAGGTTTTGGTGGGTTTATGAGTGGGCTTATGAATCCTGAATATAGTGAACCGCAAACACCGTCTGGAAGAGGTCCTCCGCCGCCAATGGCGACACAGGCCAACAATGTAATCCATCCTCCGACCAGGGCTGGCAATAATGTTTCAAGACCAGATATTTCTATGGCACGCAGTAATTTTGGACCAGGCAATTTTACAAATGATGATGGAATTAGTATTAAAGAAAATAACTTCAGTGTTCCCGGTTTTGAACAGCCGCGTCCAGCAAGTAAAAGCAATCGTCGTCCTGATATGAAGGGTCCTAGTGATATTACAGATATATTGTCTGGTCTAAAAACAAAGACGATTAATATTTCGGAGCAGCAGAAAAACTATGATGATTTAAATGGAGATAATAATAGTAGTACTATTAGTATTAATGACTTGAAGGATCTACAGACAGACGCGAATGTGCCAAAGCGTAGCAAGAGGAAGCCTAGATCGGATAAGAATACGGTTAGCTTGGATATCTAGTCCACCTTTTTACACCTTTGAAAAGCGTTAAGCGAAGCAAAAAGCCAAACAATCGAAAGGGGAGCCAAACAATCGAAAGGGGAGCCAAACAATCGAAAGGGGATGTAAAATATTGAAAGGGGATCCAAATATGTCCAAACTATTGAAAGATTGGACATATTTTTACTTCTTAAGCGTTTTTGGCTACACCTTTTTTACACCATTTCGCATTTCAAACGCCGATTAATATCAATGTGTTCTTAAATAATTCTTTGTGTTTTTGTAAATATTTATAATCAAAATTTTTGTTACATTTATTACAATGTAACAAATATATAAATCTTGAACATTGTGATATATGAGCCCTTTTATGTTTTTTATAAATTTCAGAATTTAATATTTTTGATCCACAAAAAAAACAAATCATATATAATTCTATAATTTATTTTTATATAATTTTCATTATATAAAAATGGGCGTTTGAAATGAGAAAAGGTGTAAAAGGTGTAAAAAGGTATATTTTAGCGTTTTTGGCTACACCTTTTTTAAAAGGTGTAAAAAGGTGTATTTTAGCGTTTTTGGCTCCACATTTTTTAAAAGGTGTATTATAATGGTTAAAGGT